ATCGCATACGTTGCTAGGAAAATGAGGATGATCTACGCGGTTCATAGTAACTTGTGCTACTGCAATCTGACCTAAAGTGTCTTCGCCACGTGCTTCATGATAAATGTTTAAAGCCAAGCATTCACGATCATTTTGGGAAGTAGCGGTATCTGCTACGACGATTGTAGCGGTAGTAGCTACGATAGCTGCGTTGATCGCAAAAGATAGTACGTTTTTCATAGTCCTGCCTCGGTTGTTATAGTACCTATATATCGGTTCCGAGGCAGGATGTAAACCCCCTAAGCCAACTTTTTTATCCCTGAGCACCAATTTTCTGCTGCATCATTTACGAAATGGATTGACTTATTTGGAAAATCTTCAGTGAAAAACATTTTACCGTTTTGATCATAATATTTAATGTAAGCCAATTCCTCCTTAAAGTCGTAATATACTTCACAGTGCCCTTTATTGTCAGGGGTGTAGTAGGTAGTTAATTTTTTACCCATCTGATACAAACTCCTCGATCATTGGAAAGCATTTTGCGATTGCGCAAGCACACTCTCGCGCTAGCTCAATGTGTTCTTTTTGAGTGCCATTTCCAGACCTAAGCTCAATATAATGTACCCAAGAGCGAAGGGTGCCATTAACATAAAGGCGGCTAACTGTGTTTCCTTCTGGTAGAACAGCGCGTGCTTGTTCCTTGGCAATCCCGGCCTCGATTGCCCATTCGTATGCTTTTCTTGCTGCACGGATTACTTTCTCCTGTTCTTGCTCCCACCATTGTTGCAGTTTATAATCGTCAGTATCAATGCTGTTCTGACGATTTTTCGTGTCCTGCAAACGGGCTTCTCGTTTAACAAATTCCAGATCTTTGGTAGGATCTGCATATCGCTGTGAAAATTCCTGAAAAGAAAAAGATCTGTGACGTAAAAACTGTCGGGCAATATCACGTGTCGTTTCAACCTCAAGAGTGGCAGAAGCCATTTCAAGAGGAGACCAGTGTTTATGCTTAATTAGATAACGAATAAGCTTTTCACCGGTTTCAGTATTCAACTGATTAGAAGGATTTGATACTCTAGCACAATATGCAATAAGATCCTGTACATCATCAATCCCGATCATATTAACGGGTTGTGTATAACCAATCAGTTTAGCCTTCACGCTTCATTCTCCCATGCAAACTGTGACTTTTTCTTTTCTTTCTTTTGCGGAGGTTCTGGTGGCTTAAACCAGCTCTTACCTTCTACCCGAATAAACGGCTTATTCGTTTCTTCTTTATTCGGATTTTCAATAGTAACCATAGTGCGCTTGCCAGCTCGGGAAGCTTTAATCTGATTAATTAAACGCTCTCCCGAAGCAATATAGCTTGCACGAAGCGCTCTTTTAGTAGCGGGTGATACGTTGCTGTGGGTCCCTTGACTAACAAAGCCTTTGCTTTTTCCGCCTTTACCTTTTGCCATAATTTATTCTCCTAGTTCAATTTAAAATCTTTGAAGCGATCATTCATTTCGCTTTTATCAAATGCCGGTGTATCATCCATCAATGTCTGTTCATCAGGACTTACATCAAATAATCTCATCTTACTCCTATCTATACCTAGCACAAAGCGCTTATGAGAGGTTGGGTCATTATATCGATTTTTTAGTTGCTTGACTGCGATTTGTCCTTGTTGTTCGAGTTCTTCTGTTGAGACGATTGCGAACATGAGGTCGGCTGTTGCGGGTAGTCCAAAAGACTCGGACGTGTCTTCAAGCCCAACATCTGAGTTACCGTAGCCCGACCGTGTTGTTTGCGTTGCAGATACGAGCGGTACGTTGAACTCGACTGCAAGTCCACGGAGCTCTTCGGCAATAGCTTTGATATATGTGTAAGAATTAATCGATCCTCCCATAGCTTTCATCCGTGACGATGCACAGATATTTAGATAGTCGATAAAGATAATATCAGGCTTAAATGTTTTTTTAAGCTTTAGTTCGTTGAGTAGTGCACGGAAGTGCGAACTGTTTGCCTGACCTGTAGGATATTCTTTTACAATCAGTTTACCCGTAGTCTGTTTAGCAATACGAGAAACTTTTTGGGAGAACATATCCTTTGGCATATTATCGAGTTGGTCAATGGGCACATCCATCAAGTTAGCATCGATACGTTCGGCAATACGTTCTTCCGCCATTTCCATAGTAATATAGAGAACATTATATCCATCAGACAATGCTGCTGCAGCCATATGACACATAGCCAATGACTTACCAACGCCAGTACCAGCAAGGATAACATTTAGGGTTTTATTCGGTAGTCCGCCTTTCGTAATCTTGTTTAGCATTTCAAGATCAAAAGGGATACGAGCTTCTTCGGTATGATAGAAGTCGAAACGCTGGGTCCAGTTCTCAATATAATCGTGACCGACATTCGCATCGAATGAAACCGCCAATGCCTTTGTCAGAATGTCTGGTAGTGCATTTTTAGTCAACGATTGGTGCTTACCATCGATAATCGTAATCGATTCCATGATAGCATTATAGACTGCACGATCCTGACACCATTTTTCAGTAGTAGTAACGAGCCAGTCGTCGTCGACCTTTTCGGTACTAAACAGATTTGGCATAACCTCTACGGCATGACGATACTGTTCGTCAGACATAGTGGTATTGTCTACTTGGATTTTAAAGGATTCTAGGGTGGGTAGTTTATTATATTTTGCTACGAACTTACCCACTTCTTGGAATAGGGTACGGTAAGTTCCTTCGAAGTATTCCGGTTTAATGTAAGGCAAAACCTTACGTGTAAATTTCTCGTTAACTAGCAGATTGCGAAGGATAGTCTGCTCGAGATTAATATTCATCAAATTCGTGGTCCTCGTATTCGTAAATTATATCTATGCAATTATCACAAACATAAACCAATCCGATTGTAGTTACATTATTATTTTCGTCGGGTTCGTAAGAATATCGAAACTCCGAATAATAATCTACTTTTGGATCAAGTCCAATTTTACAATGAGCGCATTCTTTAATCGCTGGATCGTTGGTCATTTGTTACAATCTCTTCCATTAAAGACAATAATACATCTTTAACAACTTCTTGTAAACCCTTATTTTCTTCATTGAGAGAAGAATCTGGGGAACTAATAATATTATAATCAAAAGTCATTAGCCCGTTATCTTTCAGTTTTAGTGCCCCATACTCGATGACTGTTTCGACAAAGTCGCCTTTTAAAAGACGAATTTGCCAAAACTCATTGTTATCCATAGCGGCTGGGACTAGTTCATAATCCACATTTTGTCTCATTCGATAAGATCCCCTTCAACAATATCGTCCATAGAAACAAGCGCTGTTTTACCGATCTGATATTGTTTTTCAATAAACTGTTTAAAGTCTGTCTTATTAAGAACTGGCTCCCAAAAATCTTTTTGCATGGTAGCATCTAGACGAACTTTACCCGATAGCACTTCACCAGTTTTTGGGTCTACTGCTTCGTACCAACCATTACTTGGCTTACGAGCATAACCCCCTGCTATAGCAACGTCTAGGAGTCCAGAATAGCTCTGTACGCCACCTTCCCAAGAAACGCTAATGGGAATCTTAGATTTTTCTTTAACGTAACGAGACTTCTCTACATTAATAACAAAGTTATATCCAGTAATTTCTGTACCCTTTTTTTCCTGCTGGCGACCAAGAATCCAAATGTTATCTGCCGAATAGTAAATGCCTGTACCACCAGAAACAATTGCTTTCGGGAATAGACCCATTTCCTGGTAAGTGTGGTTAACTGCTAGCATAGGAATATTCTTCATAGTCAAGTATGGGGTTGCCATACGGAACAGACCTTTAAGTGCTTTTGCACGAGACATATCAGCAACTGATTTCTCGTTAATAGCATCTTCGAGTTCTTTCTTCGATGCAAGGTTACCAATAGAGTCGATAACGATAATAACTTTATCATCTCGTTCAATTTCTTCGAGCTGGTTAATCATATCGAACTTCAATTCTTCTACGTTTGTAATAGGAGTATGAAGTACACGAGATGTATCGATACCAAACTGTTGGAAATAAGATTGGGGTGAACCAAATTCCGAATCATAAAACAAAATAACTGCATCACTATATTTTTTCAAATATGCTGCAGCCATCAACAGGGCAAATGATGTCTTAAAGTGCTTCGATGGTCCAGCAAGTACAGTAAGACCCGAACTAAGGCCTCCGTCTACAGAACCAGAAAGGGCGACGTTAATCATAGGAACATCAGTGGGAACCATATCCTTTTCGTTAAAAAATTTCGATTCTGATAGAACAGATGTAGTTTTAACTTTACTATTCTTTTTGAGTTTGTCCATAATACTCATTCGTATTATTCTCCTTATTAATTAATAAACTCGTATTGAATTTTAGCTTCATTGAACATTTCTAGAGTTTGTTGAACAGATTCTTTCCACCTGGGGTTAAAAGGATCGCCGTTCATAATTACACGTTGAATGCCTACTTGAATAATAGCTTTAGCACATTCTGAACAACAAGGAAGACCGTGTACGTACATAGTAGCTCCTGCTAAAGATACGCCATTATAGGTGGCGTTGTAAATGCAATTTGCTTCAGCATGGACAATGTATTTATACTTAATCTGTCGATCACGGTATCTTTCATCTATATCTAGAATATGTCGAGGAAAACCATTATAACCGGTTGATAGTACTTCAACTTTACCACCGACCGCAATCGCACCGATTTGACTAGATGGATCTTTTGACCAGGAAGAAACCTCTTTGGCTAACTTTAAGTAACGAGCATCCCATTTATCCATAAATTTCTCTCCAAAGGTTTTCATTTTTAATTCGTTGCTGCGCAGGGTCTCTACGGATCGCATCGGTCTTAAGTGGGTGTTTATCACGATCAAGAATTTGTCGGGGAACCAAATCTTTAAATGCTTCTTTTAGAACCTTCTTTTCACCATTACGTTGATCGTACGGCGTGCATAGCGCGTGCTTGACGACCTTAGGCGACAGGAATGGAGAACGAAGCTCAATAGTTTTATACATCATTGTACGATCAAGTTTAGGCAGATGGTAATAAGGCAGTTCACACCAAATATCAGAGGCTTGACTATCATACTCTTTTGCACGTCGATATCCTCCGAAAAGTTCGTCAGCACCATCACCAGTTAAGACGGCATGAAAACCAAGTTCTTTTAATTTATTTGCCATGGCTATTTGGGGTCTAGTGCTACCCAGATCCACAGGAGACTGATGGATGCGGATGCTATCCAAGGTAGTAACTCCTTCCAGTTTAACTTCAACCATATCTCCCGCAACCAATTTCGCATAGTCTTCTTCTCCGTTGTCAACGTGAATAGCTGTAACATCTCGACCAAGAATTTCTGTAATGATTTTATAAATGATGGTAGAGTCTAATCCACCAGATAGTATGATAGACAGTTCACGCTGACCACCAAGACGTCGTTCAACCGATTCGATTAGGTCAGTGCGCAAGTCAGTGCACGATGTCAGTTCCCAATCCCAATACTTGTGCACTTGCCCCTTATGAACAAAGCATCCGGGAGGTACTTGTTTGATTTCATTCCAAGGAGTACCGCCTGTTGGATCATAGCCCCATTTCATAGTATTTGAATGGAACAGTTCATTACGAGTGACAGGACCAAATGCTTTTAGTACATCCGGTTCAGAAGCCATAGCATCTACATCAGTACGATAATATAAAGGCTTAATACTAAGATGGTCGGTAACACCAAACAGTGCGCCATCCACAACTGTTACATATGTCCAAAAGCCATCAAAGTGATTAAACTCACGAATGCCTTTGGTCCAAAAGGTTTGCCAAGCTGCATCGATATCATTATCAAAGCCAAGTTCTTCGTAGTTAAAGATTTCACCAACAAATAGTGAATTACTACTAGGACGAGGCTGAATAGCAACTTCCGGGTCTAGATTAACAAATGGTAGACTTACGTGACCGAGCTGAATAGGACCGTTATGTTCATATCCTTTATAGCCAGGTAGACCTCGATACGAAATATTATCGAGAAGTTCTTTTACATTAACATTAGTGTTAATTGCTGCGATAAATCCGCACATTACACGGCTGCTCCTTCAAAGTTAGACCAATCATAGTCATTAACACCCGCAAGCTGCTTAAGAGCAAACTTGTCGTTGACAAAGCAATGTAAACTAGTTGAGCTGAAATGTAAATACCCTGGTTTGGCATTAATGCCACTTTTTTCAATCATCCACATAGTTAGACG